ACAGCGGGGCGGGGGTTGTCTGTCAAAACGCCTCGTAAACGTGTGCCGCTGATAGGGATACTTTGCGCCGCTTGTTCTATTGTCAAGTCATTATCCTTGATATATTTGCGGATAGCCGCTTTTAATTGTGTTTTTTGCTCTGTCATTTGTTTGAAAAGTGCCCCATTTAAGGGGCTTTTAGTGTTAGATTAGAAAGGGGTATCCGAATCGTCATAAGGCAAGTCATTAACGGGTGTCATAGGCTTACCGCTTTGTGATTTTGGCGCATCATTAGCCCCTGTAATTTTCCAAGCCTGTAAAGCCACAAAACAATCCGTTTGACCGTTTTTGTTTGTGTAGGTGGACTTACTACCCTTTACGTCATAGGTAACTGTAACCTCGCTACCTATTGCAAAGCTTTCGATTAAGCCGCAACGCTCCTGAGTGAGTTCTAATTTTACAAACGGCGCATATTGGTCGTCTGTTTCTATAATAATTGCACGTTTAGAGAATTTTTCGGTTACGTCCTCTTGTTGTCCGATGTGGCGTAATATGCCTTTAATTTGATTGCTCATGTTGTTTTTAGATTTCGTATTTAGGAAATAAGGTTTGATTTGCATCGTTATCAATGCGTCCGTCAAACGTATAGCGTTTACCCGTCCCATTATCAAATAAAACTATAATAATTTTATTATTCTCATGCAGACCCTGCACAACTTGTGCGACCGCACCACTCCCGTAAATATCGCACTCTACCTCCATGCCTTCGGTAAAGGGGATGTTTAGGAGTTTGAGGGTTGGGCTTACTACTTGAAATAGTTTACCATCTGCGGAATATACATTAGATGAATCATTAGCAAATGCTATGTATATGGGTCGGTCTGATTCGGGATTAATGTTTCTAATTTCGCCCTTGCCAAACATTGCGCACTTCATAGGCATACTGACTTTTAATTTTACCTTGCTCATGTCATTGTTTTGATTTGTAAGTATCGAGCCGTCTCAATGCGGCACAATACTGTTGATTAATAAATGATAGGCGTTTTTGTTGCTGCATTAAAAACACCTCGTCTTGTTCGTTTTTGGTGATTTGCCTTAATTCGGCTACCCACCTTTCGCCTACATCAAGCTCTTTTTTGAGTAGCTCGATTTGTCTTAGTAGGGCTTGTTCGTGCGATTTCATAGGCTATGCGGCGTTTAAATAAGACTGAAATATTACATCATGTTCAGGCTTGTAAAGATTTTGCATAATATACTCATTTGCATACTCTACTCTCATGTGAAGTTTATCTATAAACTCTTGGTCACGTTGCACTTCAAACACTCTTATGCGTAAACTGTCGGGCAAATGCGAGTAGGTGTGCTTAGCCCTTACCATTTCAAAAACTTCGGTATATTCTATCTTTTCTTTGTGCTTATACTTCCAGTCTTTGAAGGCTTCGTCTGCTACCATATCCATAGGCATGTCCATGAGCGTGTAAACTACTTGGTAGGTATTAAGCCCTGTTAAGTCCATGTAAGACTGCATTTGTGCAAAGTTTTCCTTAGTTATAGTTTCACTCGCAAAGTACGGAAACCCAAAGCAGTCATAGCTGTTTTTCATATCTATGCCGAACAAGTCAGGAATGCCAGTAAGCCAGTTATTTTCAAAACGTTCTTCATTTTTGACCGCTTGAAATGCCGCCCAGCCTAAGACTTTTGCGGCATATTCGATTGACTCCTCTTCAACTATATTACCTTTATCGGTTTGCTTTGCTGTGAACTCTTTGCGGCGTCCGTAAAGCTTTTCTTTATACCAAGTTTCAATAGAAGTAATTGAGGTTTGACTTAGCTTATCGGCTTTGTTCTTAGGGTCAGTCATAAGGCTATGCGCTGCCGATGCCCTGCATTTAAACTTAATCATGTAGCGGTACAAATTTAGTAAGCGTTTCAATTACGGTTTCATTCAAAGCATAGGTTTTTTTAAGGCGTTCAAAAGCAGCTTCGGTAGTGTCGCCGTTTTGAGTTTTCATGTAATCCACTACTCTATCCCAGTCTTGGTGATTTGCGTCTAGTATAGCCTTTTCTTTTGGCTTATGCTCGATAACTGTTTTTGTACCCTCTGCTGCAATAGTTTCGCCTTTCATTGCTGGTAACTCATCTTCATTGTAAAAGTTGTTTAGAGACGCAAAGGCGGCACGTAAAGCATGACTTTCAACCACCTTATTAATCATTGTAAACGGCATAGACTTAAACATATAACCGCTGCAATACTCATTTGTCGCAATAGTAGCGGTAAAAGGGCAACGCACGCCGCTAACGTTTTTGTAAATGGTAAGCGTTGCAGATTTTGGGAATGTACCTTTTTCGTAGTGAGCAATGGTTTTATAAGTACCGTCCGCTTGCTTATCATACATTACCTCGTCTTTACCAGCGTAAAGCCCTGTCTTTTCTGCTAAGGAACGGAAGCCGCCGATTGAAACAATGTTGTAGAATTGCCCTCTATTATTGATTAGGTAAATCTCTTTTTTTGTTGCGCTTAAACCCGTCTCTTGACAGATTGCCGCAAAGATTTGTACTTGTGCCGCTGGGGTGTCTTTTGGGATGATTGAGGCTGCTACTAAGTCATCATAACGAACGCCGCTAATACTTAGTGTTTGAAGTTCTTTTGACATGATTGAATTTGAATTTAAAGATTAAGAATTGAGATTTTGAAATTGCCTGTCTATTGATTGAGTTAAACGGCGTTGTCTTTCATTAAAAAAGTCCGTCTTAATTAGCTCGGCATTAAGTCGGTATTGTTTAAGTAGCCATTCGATATGCAGACTAATTGAGTAAACAAGTGCGCCGTATTTTTGCGATAAAAAAGCATCGCTAGTATTGCACTTTTTTTGGTAAAGGTCTTCTTGTAGGTTTACAAGCTTAACCACTTTGCGCCGTATGTGATACGGTTCTAATGCGTGAATTTTCATAAGGCTTTTAATTTGAATTTGATTTGAATGCGCTGCAAAGTTACAAACTTTGTTTTATTTTGCAAACATCGCAGCGTTTATTTTTGGATTATTTTTGTAGGCTATCTAAGTAAATGCCTATTGTGTCGCTTTCACTTTCAAATAAAGCAGGGTTTAAATCGACATCATGTTTTACAAAGTCTGCATTCTCGTGCGCCTCATAAAGCGAGTTTAAAGCATCTTCAAAAGACTTGGCTTGTGTTTCAAAGCATTGCAAAGTGCCTACACTAGGCAAGTAAAAGAATAATGAAAAATTGTGTGTCATGGGTTGGTTGGGTTAATGGTTTAAAAATCGGTTGTATATTCGTTAGATGCAGCCCATTTGTCAAAAGCTCTTTTGCCTACAAATTCAAGCTGTTTGCCTTCGCTTGTTACTACTGTGTAGTATTTTCCGCAAATTGAAGTCAATCTATTTGATACTTCTTTTTTAGCGTCTAATTGAGTAGGTGTGTATTCGCCTTGTAAGTGTCTGTTGCTGAAAATTAATGTTACTGACATGATATATAAAAATTGAAGTGATTAAAAATTGTGTTGCGCTTGATTGCGTTGCAAAGGTACGCCATTTGTTTTAATCTGCAAACATTTTACAATCTTTTTTCAAATTATTTTTACAGCGAAAAACGAAACGCTTTATTTTCAGCGAGTTACAACAAAAATAAAATTATTTTCATTGATATATTTTTTATATCAAATTAAGTGTGTATCTTTGCGGGGCAATATTGCAGAACCAAAAACCAATTAAACCATGACCTTAAACGAATTTAGTAAACAGGTTTGTAGCGACCTACCACAAGGAAGTACTTGTATCTATGGAGATGCTGGCACAGGCTACTTAAATGTATTAGTTCCTATTGAGGGTAAAATACTATTAGTCGGCACTTTCTTATACGACATATTTAAACACCACTTTCTTTATGATGAGCTTTGGAACTCATTACAGACTGAATTTAAAAAAGAGATGTCAAAGTGTTACAGGGCGCAATTAGTCGGAGTATGCGAATATATACCGTCTATACATAATGACGGGCATAGAATCAAGCTACATAAATCTAAGGCTACTTTTGAAATCTATATGCGCTCAATTTCTTAACTATAACCTACTAACCCATGTCAAAACAAATTAACCTAAGGCTTGCTTGTATGTATGACGTTGTGCTACATAGTAATGGGAAGCATGGAGTAATATATAGCATAGAAAGGATAAGGCACAGTTCAAAAAAATGGGTATTTACAGATAATTTTGTTCTGCTTTGTGAAAATAATGGAGATACATCTGGATTACATACAGGGAAAATTCTCGACATCCTAAGAGAAGGGGTGTCTATTTTTGAACCAATAAACCAAAACCAACCACATGAATAATAATCAAAAACCAAGCATCACGTTAGCGCAGTGGTGCGCTTATTTGCCTTATGGCTTAATGCTAGATATAAACGGCAAAGATTACAGACTTGATATGTATGATATGCCATTTGTGGCTGTTGATA